CATATGACAACTTTTTTGAATAAATATATCACCACCCATTACCCGCAATGGGTAGAATACGCGGCCTACCACGTCCGCCACTCGCGGCTTCCGATCGTTCCGGCCGAGGTCGTGAACGATGTGCTGTGCACCCTCCTTGAGCGAGATATGGCGAAGCTGGAACGCCTGATGAACACTCGGAATAAGGATGGGACTGAACTTGATTTTTTCGTGATGCGAATCATCAAGATCAGCATACACTCGCCGCGGTCGCCGTTCCGCTACCAGCGGGGGCAGCATTGCACGGATCGGCTTGAAGACAGCATTCGAACACTCATGGCCCCAACTCCGGATTTCGATCAGGAAGATGCCTATATGCAGGTTCGGCAGGTGTTCGATACGTTGCTGGTATCGGAATTGTCAAAGCGTATTTTCGCATGGCGGTTCTTCGAGGGGAAGTCATTCGCGGAGTGGCCGGGGGCGGAAAGTCAGAAATTTCTATACGACACTTTTAATCGCATTTTGTTGATAATTTCCGCCAAGATTCGGAGAAAAAACGCTTCCTAATTCTATTATCCTATGAAGTCCGACATAGTGTCAATGTCAAATGACGGTAATCCGTCCAAGTCGCGGAGGCTTGCCAAAACTCCGCACATAGCGAGGTAGAGCAGTTGGTAGCTCGTTGGGCTCATATCCCAAAGGTTGCAGGTTCGAGTCCTGTCCTCGCTTCAAAATTCAGATTATGGCCGATATAAAGTTAGACCCGAAAAACTACCGCGTTCACGGTGAGAAGAACAAAGCTATCATACGCAAAAGCCTTGAGGATTGCGGTGCTGGCCGCTCTATCCTTTTGGATGGGGATGATGTCGTGATTGCCGGTAACGGTGTATACGAACAGGCGCAAGCGCTCGGACTCCCGGTGCGTGTCATCGAGTCAGATGGACGAGAGCTTATCGCAATCAAACGCACGGATCTCAAAACGGAAGACGATAAGCGCCGCGCATTGGCACTGGCCGACAACCACGCCAGCGACACTTCGGTTTTCAATATCGATTCTGTTCTTATGGACTTTTCGCCCGAAGAACTCGACATGTGGGAGTTTGAGATCGACACAGCCAATATCGACCTGCTGTCCGAGGTCGAGCAAAACGGATTCAAGAATGCCGTAAACGAGAGTTCTGATTTATTCACCTTGTCCTTTGCCTTGCCCAAGAGTATGAAAGAGGACGTTGAAGCTTACATTAAGCGGAACGGGAAAGACAATTTGACACAGTTAATTATCAGTGAAGTATGCCGAGATGCGGAAGTCAAATAGCGATCTGTGACCTGCCGATCCGGTTCGACACGTATAAGGGGTGTTCCCATATGTGCCGTTACTGTTTTGTACAGCTCAAATACGACATTTCCAATATCGAACGCGGCGAGGGTCCGAAGTCCCTGCGCGGCTTCATCGACGGCCAGCGCAACGGTGAAACGGAGTGGTGCGACTGGAATATTCCGATACACTGGGGCGGCATGTCCGACCCGTTTCAGCCTGTAGAGCGGGAGCAGCGATTGTCATACGACGCCCTTAAGGTCTTTGCCGAAACACAATATCCGTTTGTGGTCAGTACAAAGGGCATTCTGCTCGCCGAGCCGGAATACCTCAACTTGTTGAAGCAATGCAACTGCGTTGTACAGGTATCTCTCGTCAGCCCTCAATATGACAAACTGGAGAAAGGAGCGCCGACCTATGCCGAGCGCCTCGATATGATCCGCACGATAGCACCCCATGTAAAGCGTGTGATCGTCCGGGTTCAGCCATATACGACGGGAATGCTTCGGGATGTCCTCGGTGCTGTGTCTACCTACAAGAGTATAGGCGTACATGGGCTGACAATCGAGGGCATGAAATACAAACGCAAGGTAGACGGTCTTGTAAAAGTCGGCGGGGATTTCTGCTATCCGGCCTCTGTTCTCAAACGGCACTTTGAATGGATAAAGGCGGAATGCCATCGAAATGGATTGGCTTTCTACTCGGCCGAAAACCGTTTGCGCAAGATGGGAGATTCTCTATGTTGCTGCGGTGTTGATGGGCTGGATGGATTTAAGACGAACACGTTCAATCTGAATCATTACCTGTTCGATAAGGAGCGGTATGTGCCAACGGAGAAGATGAAAGAGCCGGGAACCTGCATGTGCCTGAAAGCTATCTGTCAGAATACAGCAGGTTACAGTGCATTCAAGAAGCGCAGCCTGCATTACATGATGGGCGAAATGTCGCGGGATAAAGGTTGTGTTTCCCAATTGCTGGAAAAATGAATACTTTAGCGTCGGAAAAACAAAAAAACAATTCCGCGCTATGAAAACAAAACAGTGTATGATTTACAAGGATGTCGTAAACAAACGCCTCGCCCGGAAACGGGAACAGGTGTCGGAACTTGAAACGAAAATGATTTCAGAAGGGGAACTCTCCGCGATCGACAAGCGGAAGATGATAGAATGTAAAGCCGCAATTCTTGAGCTGGAAAATGTAATCGACATTGCGGAGTCCATGTTCACGGCTGAAACCTGCGACCAAAACGAAAAGAAATAAAGACCAATGGCAAAGTATAGTGCAGAACTCACCGAAAGGATTTGTTCGCTCATCCGGGCGGATAGCTATACTATTGCCGAAATCTGTAAAATCGTAGGTATTGCTGAAAGTACCTTTTACGAGTGGAAGGACTCCAAAGCGGAGTTTTCAGAGGCTATAAAAAAGGCTCAAGAGGAGTGTAGAGGCTTCTTTGCGACCGAAGCCAAGAAATCGCTGCTAAAGCTTGTGCAGGGGTTCACCGTTGAAGAGAAACGCATGGTTACCGCTGATACCGGAAAGAAAAGCGAGGACGGGAAACCGATCGTAAAGGTCAAAGAGCATACAACCGTTACCAAATACGTTGCCCCGAATCCCACGGCAATCATCTTCACCTTGACGAACTGCGATCCGACGAACTGGAAGAACCGGCAGAGTGCCGAACTTATGGGCAAAGATGGAAAACCTCTTATCCCGCCGGAAGTGAGGAAAAATACCGAAGCTATGAATCCGGTGGATATTGCAAAGTTTCTATGCAAGGATGGCAAGTGAGGCAGAGGAAATACAGGCGTTGCGGAGTGGAGTGCGGCAATCGTTTCCGTTTTATGCGGCCGTGTTAAAGGGTAAGGATTTCCTTACCCCTTTTCATCTGTCATTCTATTGGGTGCTGGATGCCTTTGCACATGGCCGTATCCGGCGACTGATCGTAACTATCCCGCCCCAGCACGGCAAGTCCGAGGGAACGACGCGCCTTCTTCCCTCCTATGTCTTGGGGCTTGATCCCGATCTGCGTATTGCGGTCGCATCTTATTCTGATACTTTCGCCCGGAAATTCAACCGTGCCATACAGCGCATTATCGACAGCCCCGAATATTATGTTTTGTTTCCGGAGACGCTTCTGAATGGTAATCCGAACTGTGAGGACAGTGCGCAGTATGTCCGGAATAATACGGAGTTCGAGATCGTCGGCCGCAAAGGGTTTCTGAAAGCCGTCGGCCGAAATGGTGCGCTGACTGGCGAAAGAATTGACTTGGCGATCCTCGATGACCTGTATAAGAACGCTCTTGAAGGTAATTCACCGATCATCCGTGAGTCGGTGGTTGAGTGGTACAAATCGACCGTAAAAACCCGACTGCACAATAATTCGCGTGAACTTATGGTGTTCACCCGCTGGCATGAGGAGGATTTGATCGGGACGATCATAGCCGCAGAAGATGTTCGGGAATTACGATCGCTCGATGATATCGACGCTGAGTTCGATGGCTGGTACTATCTGAACTTCGAGGCCATCAAGGAAAGCGACCCTACACCCCTCGATCCCCGGCAGCGTGGCGAGGCTCTTTGGCCGGCAGCTCATGACCGGAAACACTTGCTGGAGAAACGTAACCTCGACCGCATCGTGTTCGAGTGTATGTATCAGGGCCACCCGATGTCGAAAGAGGGGCTATTATACGGGGAGAATTTCAAAACCTACTCTGAACTTCCGGCACAAGGCGACATTCTCGACTATGCCAATTACACAGACACGGCCGATACGGGTGATGACTATTTATGCTCGATCAGCTACGTCCGGGCGAGGGATGGCTATTGCTATGTAACGGACATGGTCTATACACAGGAGCCGATGGAGTGTACTGAATTCGCCGTGGCCGATATGCTCAAACGTAGCGGTACGCGCCGGGCCTCGATTGAGAGTAACAACGGCGGTCGCGGATTCGCACGCGCTGTGCAAAGACGTGTTCCGGCCATACGTATCGAATGGTTCCATCAGAGCGGGAATAAGGAAGCCCGCATCCTCTCCAATGCCGCAACGGTGTTGCAGATTATAATAATGCCGCATGATTGGAAAATCCGCTGGCCTGAATTCTATTTACATATGACGACCTATCGGCGTCAATTCCGCGCGAACCGCTGGCATGATGCCGCGGACGTGGTGACGGGAATTGTCGAAGATGGTACGAATAAGAAAGGTAGAATCAAAGCAGTAAGGTAACCATGGCAAAAATCAAACTCATCGACAAACTGAAAAGCCTTGTCGGCATCGAAACAAAAACCAACATCGAACAGGCTATTATGCTCCTGCAGGCAGCGCGGTCGTGTATTGACGCCTATACAGCAGAAAGAGCCGCCAAACAGCTACACATAGGGACGCTCTCGCAGATGAACAAGGACATCGGCATGATCACGAAGAAGCTGTCCGGTTATGTTGAGGGTTAAGATTGCCGGCAAAAGGTTTCGCATACCGACGCACTGGGAGGACATTACGCTTACCCAGTGCGCTTGGTTGTACCATAAGGCCAACGAGCAACCCACGGCGCTTCTTGACTATTACCGCTCTTTTGCCTCGGACACGGCTCCCGAACCATATGCAAATATCGACGAGCTAACCCGGTTCACTTCGGAGGTTGTCGGCTACCTTGCCGACGTACCGGAAGGGCTGATGCTTCAAACCCGGCGCGAGGATATTATGACGCTGGCAATGGCACTACTTCCACGGTTCATAATCGGAGTACTCGGCATTGTCGATTATCCGGTTCGGGGCATTACTTCATTTCGCTACAAAGGCCGCCGCTACTACCTGCCGAAATCCGGGACGGATATTTCCGGGGAACTTACTCCGTTGAGTGGTGTGACGGCTATCGAGTTCTGCCAACTGTCCGACATCGTATGTGCGGAAAACATTGCTTTGGCTCCGCTGGCTGTCGCTATCGTATGCCGCCGGAAAAGTGAACGGTACGATGAAGAGCTGGCGCAGAATCGGGCGGCGTTGTTCGGAAGCCTTCCAGCCTCGGTCTATTGGGAACTTTGGGCGCAAACTTCGGGGGCGCATCAGTACCTGAAAGCCGCATTTCCGAATTGTTACGGTACGGGCGGCGGGGATTCGTCGGGTAAAGCCGAGCCTGCGGTATGGTGTGACACGCTCGTCGCTATGTCTACCGATAAGCCAAGTGAGCTTGAGCATCTGCAACGGATGAACGCCTACGATTTCGTACACCTATTGTCGGAGAATATCAAACGGAGAACGGAAGAATGGAAGATGAAAGCCGCATTGGCCGCCTGCGGGGTAAGGTAGAACTGCTTACATGGTTGATCGACCGGGAGTGTAAATGTGACCGGGCCAAGTGTGCCGAGCATTTCCGCTATATGGAGCAACTGAAATTCCAGTATGAATGCGAAATAGAGGATTATGAGAACAGAATTGCGGGAGATGCTGAAAGCCGCCTTTGAAAAAACATATGACAGAGCCTTTGATTTCGGAACCGGGTTTCTTGAGGATATCAACGGCAAGAGTTACAAGCTACCGTGTATTTGGGTATGCCCGTTCGAACTTATATCCAAAACGGGGCGATCTGAGGGCTTCCGCGTCTACCTCGGAACAATTTACCTGCTGGAACTGGGCGACGGGCTCACAGCCCAAGAAAAGGACGAAAGATGGGATGCTATGGAGGATGCCGCTATCGAAGTCCTCAACCAGCTGATAGAACAGTCTCCCAGTGAAATCGTCGCAGTCGATAAGATCAAAGACATCCCGAATGAGGGCGCATATACAGGATATAACGACATATCACTTAAAGTAACATTTGAGGTAACGGTAAGATATTGTGTCGATCGAGGATAACCCCATATTACAGCAGATAGCCCGGTACTTGAACGATACCCTGCAAATGGAATTGCTCAATCAAGGACACACGGCGTCGGAGGCTCTGTTCGATAGTATCAGGACAGTGATTGCACGGACACTTACAGGCATTACCATAACGACGGAAGCACTATACTATGCAAAGTTTGTAAACGCAGGCCGGCAGCCCGGAACGAAAGGAATCCCGATTAATGTTCTTGTGGAGTGGATAAGGCGTAAGAGGCTCGACATGCAGGGAAAGCGCGAGCGGTCGGTAGCTTTTGCAATGCAGCGGTCGATCCGGGACAAAGGTATCAAGCCATCCCGGTTCATAGATAAATCAATAGATAAGTTCAACAAGTCTAAACGGCTGGAAAATGAAATAGAACGATTCATGGAGGAGTATGTAGAAGAACAACTGCAAACTATTTTTAACCAATTAACTGCATGACGATATGGCAACAACGATAACGCTTCCGGCCCCGTACAGTTCGGTCAAAGAATCTGTCATCTTTGAAATTGACCGAGATATTGACGCTGTGGCCGAAGTGATGATAAACGGGTATTTGAAGCAGATGCCGAAAAACGCCTATAAAGTGAACGTAGCGCAATATTTTCGGGATGATTTTACGATTGCGCCGCTTGATGCTGAGTCCGAACCTACATTACAGGTGTGGGACGGAGTTGACCTCGGCCGGGTCGTCAATGCTTCGATCATGGTAGACAGCGTCCCTTCTAAAGAGGTGCCGCTACTTTGTGCAGATAAACAACCGACACCAAACCGTTTTATGAGTGATCTGCGGCGGCGTAATGCCATGCCGGGGCAAATCGATGAACTTCCAATATATGCGACGACTCCCGCTGTTGTGGTGTACGGCTCGGTTCAGGTTGCCGTGCCAGCCGGTATATCCTGCGTCAGCTTTCGTATTCCGACCGATGCGCCGCCCCGGTTTGCAGTAGATATGTGGAGTCCTGACGGGGAGGTGCAGGATCGTATCGAATATGAGATTGAGGGGAACGACGGAGTGCGCCTTGCGTGGATCAATGCCTACGGCCAGATCGACTATTGGAACTTCGCGGTTCGTCGCAAATCATCAACCAAGATAACAAAGGAGAAGATATACACAGAAGCCGGGTATACTGCAACATCTATACAGGCAGACACGACCAAGTCGGTAACAAGCTATCCCCTGCCCGAAACTCAAGCGAATGTGCTGAGCCAGATATTTGTGTCCGAAAGTGTGTGGTGCATCGTCGGGGATAAGGTGTATCCGATCGACATCACGACAGAGAGTATTACGACCTACGATGTGGAGAAATTAAGCTCCGTGCAGATTGAATACAGAAATAAAATCCGGTAGCTATGGTTGTGGAGTTGAAAATAGATGGCCATAAGGTCGATATGAATCAGAAAGGCAATATCGCCGCGACACATAGCATTGCTGACATTGAGGAGCCTGACAGCACAGCCGTCGGATATACCAAGTCGGTCGAGGTACCACTGATAAGTAATATGCGGGTTTTTCGATTTATCAATGAGCTGTATAGTAAAGAGCAGTTCAACAACGAACTGCATAAAGCGGAGTATATCGTGGACGGGAATACCGTCATGTCGGGTATAGCACAGATCGATAAGATCACGTACAAATTCGGTTCTGGGCACAAACTCGTCGGCGGCAGTTTTCATGTGTCAGTCATCGGCGCAGCTTTCGACTGGATTACGAATGCCAAGAAGCAAATTAATGAGCTTGAAAGTGCGGAAACAGTCGTATACAACATGGGGGAAGTATACAAAAATTCCATCAGTGAGGATATCTCGCTTGTGAAATTCTTTCCGGTCGATCGAGGTGCGTTTTGGGTGGAAAATATAGACGGAGACCTGATTCCGCGAAAAATACTGGATATCCGGGATTATCATCCGTTTTTCAACGTGTGGAAAACAATGTGTCTGATCCTTTTCGAGTACACGATAAAGAGTTCCATGGAGGACTTTTTCAAAAAGCTATACTGCTCAGGTTACATGCCAGTAAACGAAGACCTGTCGTATATCAAAGAGGAGAACGATTTCTATATTGGCACCTCGGCAACGGAAGATGTACCGATATTGCTTGGTATGATCAGCCCGAAGAAACCGACTATCAGTGCCAATATATATGACCTTTGGGATTCGGATGAATACCATAACGATAAAGGGGTTATCAGCTCGCCTCCGATATCTTCGACGCCACATTTCCATCCGACGGAAACGGCAACAGTGAGGATGCAGACCAATCTACACTACAAAACGCAAATTGTGAATGGATCCACGGGTTATTGGAACGACATCATGAAGGAATACGGCGAATGTCTATATGTCGATGAATTCCGACTGTACGTGAATGCGCAGTATGAACGCATAATATTGACATTGGATAAATGTGTCGAAGCTAAAAACCGACAAGGTGATATAAAAAACATCTTTATCCCGTGCGATCCGAATGAGGCTAAGACCTACGTGGTCTATTTGGAGTTTGCTTCTTGGCAGATTTCCGGACGAATTATCTTTCAATGCAAGGGTACTTACACCGACCTCGGACAACATAAGGCTGGTGGTCGAGGTAACTGGTATGTTATCACGGTTCCGCAAGGGCGTGAGGGGCTATTGGGGACTTTTCAAGGAATCAGCATGTATGATAGTATTGATGTTGCAGAATTCTATTATTTCGAGATTTACGACAATCTGGTGACGTTCAATATGGATAATGTCACCCGGAATGCTTACACACTAACGAAAGGCAACACATATCCTCTTTGGGGACAATTTGCCTGTTCGCGGGAATATGGTTTGACGCCGGACAAAATCGACGGCGTACAACTGTGGTTGTGTGAGAACAACAATATAAAACCGGATTTTACCAATGTCATTGGCCTGAATGACAAAGTCGGCATTTCGACGATCGGCGGAACGGGGTCGCAACTTGATTTTCTCGCTTCCCTACGTCAGTTATTCTGCTTGATGTATTATACGAACCCGCTAACCAAAGAAATCCATATCGAACCGCGAACAAGGTTTTACAATCGTGACCGGGCTGATATTATCGACTGGCGGGATAAGATCGACTATTTGAAAGAAATTGAGATCGAAGAATTGGGCGGGGATGTCGGCAATGCTTTAAAGTTGGCCTATGCCAGCGGCAACGAGGTAGTGGGGTACTATAACTGGAAGAACCGCACGGAACTCGGAGCGTATAGGACGCCGCTTTTGAATAAGACAGCTGACGACACGAAAGAGATTGTCAATGGAATATTCGCGCCGTTCCTGCTCCGGACGGTCGATTCTATGGGTATGACAATACCGCAGGATGTACGGGAGAACGATCAGAAACAGATAGATGATGTTGAGCTGGAAATGACACCGATTGTCGGGTATTTCGGTGGTGTTGATGATCGAACGACGGGTGACGATAAGAAAGACTATCCTCGGTATCCGCGACTGGTTTTCCAAGATGCCACCAAGGAAATAAACCTCGGATTCGAAGATATAAACAGCACCTCAGTCGTCCGGGGATTGAATCAATACTACAAGGACAACATTTCGGCTTACAACTACGGCCGACGTATTACCATGTATCTGAAACTTACTCCGCAGGATATTGAAGCTATACAGTTTCCTAACCGTGAAAAGCAAGATTTCCGGGCCGTATTTCTCTTGAACTTCGACGGGGAAGATGTGCCGTGTTTATTGGAGCAAATTGCCGATTATAATCCAGCAACCGGAGCATCGACCAAGTGTGTGTTTATTTCCGATCCGCATATCAAACTGACGGGCGACGATCTCACCGTCATTACTTATGATGATGTGGCGATTGGCAGAAACAATACGTTGACCGGATATAGGTAGGAAATGGATTAGATGAAAAAGACAATGATGATCAAAAGGGCAATCAGGCAGAAAACCACCGTTTTTCCACTTGCCTTAAAGAATTCTTCGATCAAGTCAAACATAACAGCACAAATATAAATAAAATACTCAAGATATGGCAAATGTAGTAGAAAAAATCTTCAAGCTGATTCTGAATTTCGGGGATGGCGAGGAAAAAGTGCCAAAGATGAGCAAACTGCTCCAATCGTTACACGACAGGCTGAAAAATATACTCAAAACGATTAACGATATCGGTAAGGCAGACGGACTGGAAAAAGCTGCCCAAGTCCTCGGTGTGTATACCCTCACTGTTGAGAAAGCAGAGAAAGCCAAGAAAAAGTTGGTCGCGACCGATAAGGAGGAGAAAACGCAGACCGCCGAAGCTACAAAGTATATCGAGGATCTGAAAAACAAATACGGGAACCTGATCTTCACGAAACGAGAAATCACCACGCTCTCGAAAAACTATGCAACCTTGATGCGGGCCGAGAAAGGTTCTGCCGAAGAACTGCAGGCGAAGATAAATGTGCTGAATACCGTATGGAAGAAACTCGGAGCCACACAGCGCAACTCCACCATGGGGCGGCAGGTCACGGCCGAGCTGAAGTCAATGCGCGACGAAATGCGGAATCTCACAGTTGGTGCAGGTGACTTCTCACGGAATATCGGCAACTACTTCTCCGGAATGTATAATACTGTCACCCGTAAAGTAGCAGAGATAATGGGTGTTGTCTTCACGCTCAAACAAGTGCTTTGGAGTATATACGGCCCATTCCAAGACCTTGAGTACCGTATGGCTATGGTCAAAGCGGTATCGAGGGCTACGGACGAAGAGTTTGCTATGCTCAAGGAGAATGCCCGTGAACTTGGCGCTTCTACTGAATACACGGCTACCGAGGTTGCCGGGTTGCAGTTGGCCTATGCGCGTATGGGTTTCGTCCCGGAACAGATACGGCAGATTACCGGGGCGACGCTCGACCTTGCTACGGCCACGGGTGAGGATTTGGCACGTTCGGCAGACGTTGTGGGCGTAACCTTACGGGGATTCAATTTGCAGGCAGACCAAGCGCAGCGGGTCGTGGATGTTATGACCAAGTCGTTTAATGCCTCATCTTTGCAGTTAAGTTATTTCTACGATGCCATCAAGTATGTTGCACCGATCGCATCCGAAGCGAATGTGTCCCTTGAAGAAACAGCGGCGATGCTGGGGATATTGGCCGACCGTGGTATTCGTGGTTCACAAGCTGGCACAGCCTTGCGCCGAATTTTTACCGAGATTGCCAAAACGGGCGGAGATGTATCCGAACGTCTTGCCCAGTTGAGTAAAAACGGGCTTACGCTGGGCGGCGCTATGGATGAAGTCGGACGCTATGCAATGACAGCTCTTACCGTGTTGGTTAATTCCAAAGACGGTGTAGATGATCTGACTGAATCGCTGAATAACGCCGGAGGTGCCGCAAAGACCGCGGCCGATGGTATCCGCGATACGATGAAGATTGACGTAGAAGTTTTCCTCTCGGCCATTAAAGAAAAGCTGATCGCCATCGGTGAAGTATTGGCACCGCTTGGGCGTTCGGTTATTCAGGCTGGCACGTGGGCTGTTGCGAACATAAAGAACGTAGCTTTGGCGTTAGTTACTTTCATCGGTCTTAAGACGGCTTATCTACTTATAACAAAACAGGTATCAGTCTATGATACAGCTTGGGGGCGTGCGTTGCGGGTGAATATGGCTACGCTGCAATCGGCTACCGCGGCAACAAAGTTACTTGCCGCTGCAAAGTTTTTGCTAGCCGGGCAGATCAAAGCTGTGTATGAAGCGTTAAAGATGTTCTGGACTACCCTTATAGCGAATCCGTGGGGAGTGGTTGCGACTGCCGTTGCCGCGGTTATTGCGTACATGGTAGCATTTCGAGATAAGACGGATGCCGCGACCCGTGCACAGCGTAAATTCAACGATGAGAACGACCGTTTCAACAAAGCCCAAGATGAAAAGCGCCAGCGGATCGAGCAGCTAATCCGGACGATACAGGACGAAACCGAGACACAGAACGCCAAAATCCGCGCTTATGAAGAGTTGAAGCTGTTATCTCCGGCTCTTACGGCCAAATACACGCAAGAGCAGTTAGTCACGTTGGAGTTGGCGAAATCGGCCAAACTCCTCAATGAACAGCGCGACAAGGAGAACTACGATAACCTGATTGCTAATGTCGAGAAGTACACCGCATCGCTCCAAAAGCTACGCGAAGAGAACGGACAACTGCTCGGAATGTCACCGGGCGGTGCCCCTATCTACGTGGATAATTCCAAGGCGATTGAAGAACAGGAAATTGCACTGTCGAACTATAAAAAAGCATTAGGAGAGATCGAGGAAGCCCGTAAGGTTGCCGAGGAAAATGCTAAACCGATCGAAGTGCGCATCAAAGCGGCCGAAGATATCGTTGAAGAAGCGGAAAAGGCGTTTAAGGAGGCAAAGACTGTATATAATCAGAAGCGGGACGAATGGATACGGGAACACGGGACTGAGGCTACCCTACCGTTCTCGTTCAAATTCGATATACTCCAATCGGAAAAGGAGTGGAAGGACGCGCAGAAAAAGGTCGCAGACCTGCAAAAACAGCAGAAAACACCTGCTACGGGTGGGGATGTTAAGGAAAAGGGCGAGTGGTCGCTGTCGAAAGACAAAGAGCACAACGCCCAGCTCCTGAACCTGAAAAAGAAATTGCACAGCGGCGAAATAACGTCCGAAGAACTCTATCAGAAGCAGGTTTTACAGCTTGAGATCGACACGCTCACGAAACGCATAATACAGAATAAGGACGAGGCCAAAACCATCATGAAGCTCAAAAATGAGCTTTGGGATAAACAGAACCAGCAAAAGAAAAACGAGCAGAAAGAGGATGAGACCTACACGGCCAACCGCCGGGTGCAGGAGGAAAAGCAGCTAAAGTATGAGAATGATCGTATCGACGCCGAAATAGCTGCGCTGAAAGAGGGAGTTGATAAGAAAATTCGGCTCAACGAGCAGGCCACAAAGAAAGCCGGGGAAGCTGCGGCTAAGGAGTACCATGCGGAACTGGAAAAGCTCACCAAGGAGCAGAAAGCTTACGCAAAAGATTCGAAAGAGTACGAAGCGATCGAACAGGAGAAAATGCGCCTTGCGGAACTGTATGAGCAGAAGAAAACCGACATTGCGGATGCCGGGAAGAATGCCCGGATAAAGATTTTGCAGGATGCCACCCAAAAGGAAATCACGGAATACGGCAAACTTCCGGATAAGGCGGTCGAGGCTGAGCAGGCGATAACAGCAAACAAGCGGCGTGAGGTTCAGAAACGGTTAGAACTGGCACGGGAAGAAACGGAAAAATCCATTGTCGGCGCGAAAGGTAAATATCGGCTGGACGAAGATGTCGTAAACGCTTCGGCCGAAAAGAGCCGCTTGCGGAATATCGGGCACTTGCAAAACGAGATACAGCTACACAACGCATTGGCACAAGCCTACCTGAACGAGCTGAACGCGATTGTAGCCAATGGTGAAGCCGGAAGTGCCCGCTATACTCAGTTGATCACCCTACTTGAGCAGGAACAGTCCGCAGCGAAGAATCTCGGAAAAGGGAAAAACGCCGACGGAACCCGGAAAAGTTTTTGGCAGACCCTTACCGAGCTTTCGGATGAGGATTTAAACCAAATCAAACAGCAGGCCATAGACCTTGCACAGCAGTTGAGCGATGCGATTTTCGACGCCAAACAGCAGGCGTCGCAACGCCAGTTGAGCGCTGAAAAGAAAGCGATCGACGCCCAATATAAGACTGAGGCCAAACTGCTCGATTCGAAACGGGACAAAGGGCTTATCTCGGAAAAGAAATACCAGCAAGAACTTGAAAAGCTGGAAGCTAAGAAAGCCGAGAAAGAGGAAGAGGCCGAGCGCGCAGCGTTCGAGCGGGAAAAGAAAATCAATACGAAACAAGCATTGATGAATACGGCGCTCTCCATAGCAAAAACTTTTGCGCAATGGGGCTGGCCCTTAGGTATCCCGTTTGCGGCATTGGCTCTTGCGCAAGGGATGATTCAGGTTGCAACGATCCAATCCCAGAAGTATGCTCAAGGTGGCGTTATCCCCTTAGGAGATGGTGTCGGGGTTGTCAAAGGCCGAAGCCACGCGCAGGGCGGACATCAGATTTACCTCGACGGCCAACCGATTGGGGAGGTCGAGGGGGATGAACTTTTGGCTATCGTCAATAAACACGACACGTCTCGTATCGGGGCGCTTTCGGCCGCGAACAGCGTACACGGGCGGCGCTTCGCTCAAGGCGGCCTTATGTCCCCGAATGGGTATATGACGAGCCGCGTTTCCGGCCCGGTGTCATTCTATCAGACCACGACGCGGCAGGATGATATGCCGCAGGGCAATTTAACCGAGGTGATAAATTTACTCAGGGATGATGTCAAAGCGACGAATGACCGGATCGACCGTCTGCGGGTTATCCTTGTAACGCAGGATGTCACCGACTCGCAAAACGACTTGAAGAAAATAAAAGTTAAGCAGTCGTTCTAAACTGGTGAAAAATGAGTGGGTAATTCTATTATACAGTGAAGTCGTAGTGTGACTCACTGGGTGTTTATGGGGAGGTGGTTCGGCTTTGGCTGGGCCACCTTTTTTATTGAAATTTCAAATTTATGCAGAATACGATAGAAATCATCAACCGCAGAAATTCGGTTGAAATCAACATCGAGGGGACGATTGGTGTCCCCGAAGAGTGGCAGTTCGACGAGCCGGGCGACCGGGTCGCAACGTATGACAAATTCCGCAGCGCCCTTGATCTCATCCGGCAGATTGAATCCCCGGAAGTGGTTGTGAACATCCGTTCGACGGGCGGCGATGTGAACGACGCCCTATTGATCCACGATGCTATTTCGGGACTCAAGGGAAAGAAAACTACCCGGTGCTACGGCTATACTGCCTCTGCTGCAACAATCATCGCACAGGCCGCGTCGGAGGGGTGCCGTGAAATTTCGGCCAACGCTCTTTACCTGATTCATGCTGCCATATGCGCCGCAGAGGGGAATGCCAAAGAGCTCGAAGCAAAGTCCGAGCTTCTGCATAAGACCGATGAACGCATCGCGGCGGTCTATGCCGCCCGGTCGGGCTACCCTGCCGAAAAATTCGAAGCCCTGATGGCCGAGAACAACGGTAATGGCCGCTGGCTGTCGCCCGATGAAGCACTCGCCGCCGGGCTGGTCGATGCAGTTATCAATACACCGGAAGTACTGAACTGTACCGTAGTGGACGATTATCCAATTCACAACTATATGGTAAAAATCAAAAACACAATGCATGGAATTCTCCGCCGTCTGGGATTGACGCCGGGAGAAGCGACGGAGGTGGAAATCTCCGAGGAACAGATTGCGACGCTCAACCACTCGCTGGAGCAGGGTGACGTCCGAGAACAGGAGTTGCAGGAGCAGCTTGCAACCGAACAGGCAGCCCACGAGCAGACCAGAACCGACTTGACATCGGTACAGAATCGGGTCACAGAACTCGAAGCCGAACTCAACAAGCGGAAAGCCGCGCCGACGGTTACCAAGGAGATCGAAGACCCCTCGATCACCGACGAGGTAAAGCTGTCGGGCAACGCCAAAGCTTACGACGAAGACGTCAAGAAGCTCAAATAATCATCTAAACGTTACGCAAATGTCTAAAATTATTGAAAATCCCAAATCCTACACAGGCCGGGAGCTGGAAACGATCTTTTTCCGTCCGATGCTGTCCGGCCCCAGCGCCATCGACCTCGGTGTCCGAATCATGTACAACATGCCCGTACCTACGATGCTGAACTTCTGGCATCGTGAGGGGGATGTGTTGCAGAAGTACGCCAAGGGCTGGAATGGTGGCGAATTGGCCAAGAGATTCCAAAAGGAAATCCGGCTGTCGAAAGTCAAGGCCGAAATGGGCTATTCCGCCTCGGACTACTTCGGCATGATCTACGAAATGATCACCAACAGCGGAGCCGTAAACCTCGACGATCTTTCTGGTACCGAGCTGGAACAGGCCGAAACAACGCTTTTCCGGCAGGCTATCGCCGAGAGCATCCGCGCCACTATGTGGCTGGGCGATACGGAGCGCGCAAGCGGCTCCTACACCTCGTTCAACGGCTTCCTCAAAGCCATCAAGGCCGACCTGCAGACCACGGCGAATACAGGCAAGAGTTTCATTCGCAACGTGAAGATTCCGGCCATGTCTGGAGCGGACGCCGCCATTTCGCTCTTTGAGCGTATGTGGAACGCCGCCGACGATCGTCTGACAGCCATGAAAGACGAGGGCAACCTCGTTATTCAGTGTACCTCCGATATCTATCTGAACTACGAGAAGAGTTTGGAGGATAAACCCCTCGAATCGGCATTTGCCGCGCTTCAGCAGGGACGTAAGGGGCTGCATTGGCACGGCATTCCGATCGTCGATGTCAAAGTCGGTTCTTACCTCTCGTCGTTCGCGGATATGCCGCAGTCGTTCGCCATCCTCACCGACAAACGTAACATGGCGCTGGCCGTCAACACGGCCGACTTCCCCGGCAACGAGGTACGCATGTGGTATAACCCCGACGAAATGGAGAACCGCCAGCGTGCAATCTTCATGGCCGGTGCGGACTACCTGCTTCCGGAACTGCTCACGGTAGCCGTCGAAGCAGACGTGTAACGGAAACCAGAATCGAATATTAAACGCGAAAATCTATGTTGAAAGGATTCAAAAAGACCTGTGACAACGGTAAAACGACCGCAGGCATTGTAAAAGTCTTGATCGCGAAGAAAGGTACGATCACGGCGGCAACGATGGACACAGCCGATCCCGAAGCTTATAAGTCCTTGACCATGAAAGCCGGAGAGGGCTTCGTGAAGTACGAATTCATGGAGGACGAGTGCGAGTTTCAGGAGAACTACAAGACCGAGAACGGCATCACGTCCGTGGAGCAGAAGCTGATTTTCAAGCTCCCCGGCATGACTCCCGAAACGCGGAACGCCGTCGAGGAAATCGCCGTAGCGTCTGCATGCGGCCTTGAAGCGGCTGTTTGCCGTAAGGGCAAGGTGCAGATCGTCGGCTACGACGAAGAGTTCAAAAGCGAACGCCCGTTGCGCCTGAACGCCACCACGGGCACGACGGGCAAGAAGCTGACCGACGCTGCGGGCGAGGAGATCACGCTGAGCCGCGAAACGACCGAAAAGGCACGCTACTATGTCGGCGAAGAGTCGGCGCTGACTCCAACTCCTGCGGAGTAGTTGAATCGAAAGGGGGTGTAAGCCTTTGCACCCCCTTTTCTTAAAAAATGAAATAATGGCAAAGTATCGAGTAAAGCAGAATTATGAGGACGTGGTTGTGTGTACGGCAGCGCCGATTTCCCGCAAGGGAGACGGGCGCTTCGAGCTGTCGAAGTGTACACAGCGTGATCTCAAGTATCTGTACGAAGTTATCAAACATCCGGCAGTAGAACAGGCAGACGATGAGCAAGAGAAATCGACAGAATCGCCCCGCGAAAATTAATGCGGTAGGCGTGCGCGACGTTGCGCCAACACCAAACGTATTCGTGCCTCTCCGTGGACGGGAGAAAGGCAGCAATATATATTGGCGTTGGGGTAACGACAATCTTTTCCCGTATGCACTGGCCGCTATGTCACGTTGTTCTGTGGCTCACCGCCGCATCATCAACGACAAAGCGGACTATATTTCGGGCAAAGGCTTCTCTGTGGCCGAGTCTAAACCGGAATTGCAGGCCTTCATTGACGCCGCCAATGGCGCAGGAGAAAATCTGCGTCAGGTACTCAATAAACTTGCTTTTGATAAATCGCTGTTCGGGAATGCGTTCCTTGAGGTTGTAACCGACTCGAAACATTCGTTTCTTTCGCTGTTTCATCAGGACGCCAGCAAATGCCGGGTGGCAAGTGATAGCGAACACATTCTGTTGCATCACGACTGGTCGGCATTTACGCAGAACGAAGCAAGGACACTCCCGCTTTATCCTGCATTTGAGCAGCAGGAGGACGGAACCCGGCGCGCCATAATCCACTATAAGGACTACGAACCGATGTTTGAGCATTACGGCGTACCGCAGTATATCGCAGGGATGAATGTTTCCGCAATTGCATACAAAACCGACAAGTGGAATATCTCGCGTCTCGACAATTCCTATCAGTTGTCGGGTGTGATGATCCTTACCGGGGATGTCGATAGCGAAGAGGAGGCGCTGGAAATAGTGCGTAAGGCAGAGCAGAAATTCGCCGGCAAGCCGGGACAGGTGATGTTTATGATAAAGGAGGCATCGGACGGGACGGAGGGAAGCAAGTTTATACCGATCTCCTCACAGAATGAGGGCGATTGGAAAGACCTGCACGATCAGGCAATTTCCGATATCGTAGTGGCTCATTCATGGTTCCGGTCTTTGAGTGGTTTGGATTATTCCAACGGTTTCAGCGCCGATCGCATCCTGCATGAATACGAGATCGCGCTGAACACCGTGATTCTCCCGGAGCAGGCCGAGCTTATGGAGCCGATTTACCGCATAATCGAAGAAATTGCAGGCTTTGACGCTTCGGCCTTACAGATTATCAACCGCCCGCCGATAAGCCAGCGACAGCCTTACATGTACGTGTGGGAGGCGCGCAAGGCCGACGGGCTGGATTACGATCCCAACGATGAACGTCAGCAGGCTTTTATCGCAAATGTGAGAAATGTATGATGCAGTTGTTAGCCACACCCCAGCAGGTCATTGATTTGGCATTCGCGGCCAATGAGAAGATAACGCCCGTATCGATCAAAGAAACCAAGATCGATGCTGCGCAGGAAAAGTATATCCGTCCGGTTCTCGGCAAGTTGTACGATGCCCTGCTTGACGGGAAATACCCCGAATTGCTGGACAATTATGTCCGGCCTGCGCTGGCTTATTATGTCCGGTATTCAGTTATTCCGGACTTGGCTCTGAAACTGAATGACAAAGGGGCGCAGACCTACTTTTCAGAATATGCGAATACCGCGACGGACAAGCAGCGTAGCGAAATGCGGCAACAAGCGAAAGACGATGCGAATGCTCTGCTCGATAAGGCTATCCGCCACATTTCGGAAAACAGAGCGCGATATCCGGAATACGAACCCCGGAAAGACATCCGCAACAAAGTAATATCGAACGGTGGAATAATATTGATGTGATATGCGAATTAAAGACATATTGAAACTTCGGCAGAAAGAGGCGATATCCGGGGAGGAGAGGATTCCCGTGTCCAAAGATGAGTATGTCACCATAGATCAAATCAACGAAGAAGTCAAAAAGGATATCGAAGAAACATTGCAGGACTGCGTCAAAAAATCCGACCGCCTGATCCTCGGCGGATACAGCCCGGCCGACCTGAAGAGCAACAGTTAAATACACAATATCATGGCAGACAATCAAACTTTAGCGGTATTACAGGAAATCCTGCTCAAATCCCGCATCAAATTCGTAACGGGCACCGAAGCCGAATGGACGGCAGCGAATCCCGTCCTGCTCGACGGCGAGTACGGACTTATCCGGGGTAGTTCGCCACTGAAATACAAGGTCGGCGACGGCACGAAGACATGGTCGGCGCTCGGCTGGGGCAATGTCACCTCTCTTGCCCAGCTCACGGCCGACGCAACGCATCGGCTCGTGACCGACAGCGAGAAAAAGACGTGGGGCGATAAGGCCGAAAAAACCACCGCCACAACTTCTGCCGACGGCCTGATGTCGAAAGCGGACAAATCAAAACTCGACGGAGTGGCTGCCGGGGCGAACAACTATCAGCACCCGGCCAGTCACCCGGCCTCGATGATTACTCAAGATGCCTCGCATCGGTTCGTCACCGATTCTGAGAAGACAGGATGGAATGAGAAAGCAGACGTGTTTACCTTCGACTACAACGCTTATCTGCATCCACCGACCGGAGGACTCAACCCGGCCGGGGCGGTCGCAAAAAACATCGTCGCGGCGATCAATGCCAACAAAAAATGCGTCGTGGTCGCACAAAATGTCGCCGTGCAGGAGATCGAAGATTCTATAAGCGGTTTCGTTTCCATCACCGAGGTTTCCGCTTCGGCCGTCACCGGATTGATCGATACTATCCGCATGGCCTCGGACGACAGCGGTCGCACGGTATTCCTCGCTACTGCTTCCATCACGTTCAAGTCCGACGGCACCGTAACCGTGGCGGCCGTACCTTACACCGGGCGTATCGTCATGGAAGAAGACCTGCCCGAATACAGCACGGAGAAAGCTCCGACGGTTAGCGGGTTCGCCGCTACCTACTACCTCACGCGGAACGGTAGCCGAATCGGCGTACCGATCAACATTCCGCTCGATCAGGTGTTACGCGGATCATCTATCAAGACCGTAACGACGGCCAATACGCCCTATACCGGGGCGAAGGTCGGCGACAAGTACGTCGAATTTCTCTTCCAGAACAACAACACCCCGCAGTACCTGCCCGTGCAGGATCTCGTCGATGTCTACACGGGCGACGACCAGTATATCCAAGTGACGGAGTCGAACGTAATCAAGCTCAACTACTCCGTTTTGGCGTTGAAACTGGCGGCTGACATGAGAAATACTTTCGACCAACTTTACGATGAGAAGGGTGCCGGAGAGGCGGCGGCAAAAGCGGCCATCGACGAGTTCAAGGCGAGTACGTTCGTCATTCAGTGTACCATCCCCGGAATGAACTGACATGGCAAGTGGCGAAACGATAAAAGGACGGATTCAACACCCGATGTTTACGGCGGCCGCGCTGGCCGCCGCAAATCCGGTGCTTCTCAAAGGCGAAGTCGTGTACGAGTCCGACACACACAAGCGGAAAATCGGCGATGGTGTTACCGCATGGAAATCTCTCCCCTACGAGTCGGATGGTGCGATGTCAGGCAATATTCCCGCGTCACAGATCACTACGGACACAACACACCGTTTCGTGACCGACAGCGAGAAAAAGACGTGGGGCGATAAGGCCGCCAAAGACCTGTCGAACGTAACGCTGACAAAAGCGCTCTCATCCAACGGTTACTACAAAGCACCGGACGGGCTGATGTTTCAATGGGGGATATCCCCCGGCGGGGCGTATCAGTACTATTTCAGTCCTGCATTCATCGCAAAGCCGTTCGGATGCTTTCTGACGGCTTATTACGGCAACGGCAACGTTATCACAGCCGCGTCGTATGTGGAACTGACCGCCCAATATTTACGCTACCAATCGCGCTGGGCGAACCTCACCGACAAGAACGGAGGTCTCGCATCCTCTACCGAAACCGTCCATTGGCTGGTGATCGGACGCTGGAAATAAAATACAGGAAGCTATGAAATACTGGAAGCAAGGATTTTATGACGAACCCGTCGAGGGCGGTGTAGAGATCACCGACGAGAGGTGGTTGGAACTGATCGACGGGCAGGCAGCAGGTATGCTGATTACCGAGGATGAGCAGGGCAGCCCTGTTTTAACGGAATATGTCAATAGCGTCCCGGTGCCGACCTACGAACAGCGGGTGCAGCAAAGCATCCGAGAGCGGTATTCGGTCGACGACGAACTGGCGATACTCCGCCAGCGGGACACCAAGCCGGACGAGTTCGCGGCCTATTACGAATACGCCGAGCAATGCAAAGCGCAGGCAAAAAAGCAGATGCAATTATGATTGGAAGAATACAACACCCGAAATATACGGCAGCGGCGCTCAAAGCGGCCAATCCCTTACTACTCGATGGCGAGGTCGTCTACGAATCAGACACGGGTCGTCATAAGATCGGGGACGGAGTGAATAAGTGGACGGAATTACCCTATCCCATGAATGCCGAAGCCGTCCCGGCGGTTACGTGGAAAGTACAGGGCGGAATGCTCTGCGTAAAGCCTGCCACGGACTTGAAAAATCCGATTCTGAAGCAATGTTTCGTGGGCATCCTGCACTACAAAAACGCGAAGAAGCGATACCGCCGGAATCCTCAAACCGGGCAGACACAAAACCGTCCTCTGAATGCGGGGTTCAAGCTCGTACAGGACTCCTTCTCGCGGGATGAGGTAAACTGGACGTCAGTACGGATCAATCCCGTACCGTTCGACGCAACGAAGGTAAACGCCGCGGGCTGGATGCCGATAATTTCCGTTGCAGACCTCTTGGAAAGGTGGGTCGTGTGCATTGCCGACCGCGGTTTCGTGGGGGGGGGAAAATTCGAGCTGCATCGCGGCACCAATATAGGCGACCGCGGCGGAAAGATGGAGGATTCCGGGAAGCGCAGGATGCAGGTTTCATTTTACGGAGGAGTAGTATTGTTTACGGGTAATCCTCAATACCGAACCGAGGGGGCACGCGCCTATTTCAGAGTAATAGCCCGAAACTACGATGAAACGGCAACGATAGTACATGTATAACTTTTTTGACGGGGTGTGACCGATAACAAATATTCCTTTGCGGGAGATGGTTGTATTATGACTCATTCACTGGGGATTTACTTAACCTTACTCGTCATTTTTTTGAAATTTCTGAACTATGATAGACCATATTTTCGCGGCGATACGTCCGCAGCTCATCATTCTCACGATCGTTTACCTGCTCGTACTGTTCGTGATTTTCCTCGACCTATGGGCAGGCATCCGGAAAGCCCGCAAACGCGGGGAGCTGCGCTCATCGCTCGGCTACCGCAAGACCGTCGAGAAGATCGCCAAGTATTTCAACCTGATTTTCGTGGTAACGGCCATCGACGCGGTGCAGATGCTGACCGTATGGCAGATCAACGAGCAGACCGGGAGCCGCCTGCCGCTGATTCCGATTCTGACGGTATTGGGGGCCATGTTCATCGGCTTCATCGAGCTGAAGAGCGTATATGAGAAGTCCGAGGATAAAGAAAAGGCCAAGATTGCGGATGCGGCGGCCGCGCTGGGTTCGGCGTTGAAGAACCGGGAGACGCAGGGCATCGTGGCCGCGGTGCTGGAG